GTCTTTTAAAAATTGTGAAATAGGATCATTTTTAGAACCTCTTACAGTTCTAATATAATAATCTGAATGCCATGGGTGCATTCCTGAACTTACCCCGACCAATTGAGATACTGTGCCTGATGGCTTAACGCATGTTACTGCTGCTGAAGCAGGAATCCCAATTTTATCTGCTTCTTCAACATTTGTTTCAACTGCAAGCATGCGAAGTCTGTCAAGGACTAAAGAAAGTTTTTCTGTTCCTTCTTGTCCTGAAAAAAACTTATGTCCAAATTGACCAGTTAAAGAAACTCCAAGTAAACGTTCTTCTTCTGTATTGTCTTTCCATATTTTGCGAATATATTTAAAATCTGTAAGTGTTGATTGCCATGTACCCAAAATAGATGCAAGGCGAACTTTATTTGCAACATCTTCAACTGTGTCTTTTTCACGAAGTACTACTTCTGAAAGATTACAAAATTGATATGGCCTCAAAATAATTTCAGAACATGGATTTGTTCCGTAATGAATATCTGGGCTACGACGACCATACTTTGCTGCTTGTGCTTGTGCCGCAGCAACATTGTATATACCTCTTTCGCCAGATTTTGAATCATATAAAGATTTCCATTCTGCTATAAACTGAGCCATTTCTGGTTTACGTGAATATGCAACTGAATTGTTTGACAAAGAACGTTGAGAATTTTTTTCCCACCAATTACCAGATTTTGCTGCTGCCATTTCAATATCATTAATATTAGATAAAGAAATCATTGCAGAACGGCGAACTCCGCCAACTACAACAACTTCTCCAATTTTACACATTATGTCATGACATTCAATTGGTTTAAGGCTGCGACCAAGGGCGCCTTTAAATATTTGTACTGTAAAATCAAAAAGATTAATTAGTGGTTGTGGGCCAGATGACCTTCCGCCCATTGTTTTAAGACGTGCACCTGCAGGGCGAACTTTACTAACATCAATTTGTGGAATTTGTCCTGCCCAAAGTAATCCTAAAAATTCACGATACGCTTTTGCCCAACCTTCTTTTGAATCTCCTACAATAACTGTAGTAGAAGACTTTTCAAGTGTTTCAGGAAGTGGCGGGAGTTTATTAATGTATTTATACTCAACAGAAAATCCAACACCAGTACCACACATTAAAATATACATAGATTCATCAAATGATCTAGGATTATCTACGGGAAGAAATGCACAATTATATCCAGAAACATTTTCACGTTCTAATGCCACACCTGCAGTCATTACAGAACGCATTGATGGCATAACATTGCGATTGAATACAGCATCACGTAGTTCTGCAAGTATTTTATCATCTGGAACATAACCATGACTTTCACGTAATTGGATAACCATAAACCTAAAGTATCGGTCTACTGTTTCCCCCCATGTTTCACGACGGTTTTCATTTTCTAACCATCTTGCATAACGAGATAGTGCAATAAAATTTTCATATGGGTTTTCAATTGTGTTAGACATATTACTCCTAGATAGATTTGATTTAAGAACTTAATTGTACCACGTTGTTTTTTTTAAATTAAGATTTTAAAGGTTTTGTTGTATTTCTTTTAGCCTTTTGATAGCAGGCTTAGTAACTTTTTCCCAATTATAATCTTTGTGAATTAAAAAAGAATTTTTATAAGCTATATTGCTATATTTTTTATAATCTTTAGTAACATCTTGCATATATTTACTTAATTGCTCATAATCAGGTCTATACATTTCTCCAGGGTGAGTATCTGGCCAAGGGGAACTTACTTTTTGTGAAGACAACGGCATAGTGATATATTTTGCATACGATGCCCAAGCTTCGGTGCAAATTGTTGGAATTCCTTTTGCCATTGCTTGAATAGGGTTTAGTCCAAAACCTTCTCCCCAAGAAGGGTAAACAAACACATCACACAAATCGTATAGACCATTCATTTGTTCTGTTGATAGTAATTCATCAATGCTTTTAACATTTTTATAAAAAGCGCCAGGCGAACCCCGCACTTCTCCGCTTTCTGGATCAAAAATTTTAGTAGTATTAATTTTTGTTGCTTTCATAATTAATTCATAGTTAGGGTCGTCACCAAATATTTCAGTAAATGCTCTAACGACCATCTGAGCATCTTTTCTAGAAAATGGCTCCCCAATATGTAAAAATCTAAAAGGTCGGGAAGGATTAATAGTTCTTTTTAAAGGTATCCAACTATCTTCAATTCCATGTTCATAAACAAATACAGGTTTGTTAGTATGTTTTCTAAACATTTCTGCACACCAAGGTGAAGTTGTCCAAAGTTCGTCAATATCAACTTTTAATGGTTTTTCCCAAGACTCTGGAATCCAAGTAGATTCCCAAGGTGTATAACCAATTTTATATTGATGTTTACCAAATTTATATAAGTTTGGTTGAATAAATGAAATACAGATTTTAGATTCAGGTTCACCAATTAAACATTCAATGCCTTGTTTTTCAAATTCTTTAAAGATATGCCATGAAGCTTCGCCATAACCAACGTTACGATCCATATATTCGGGGGCACCCGTAAAAGATACTTTCATTACGCTCCATACTTGTTTTTCCCAGTATATCATGATATTATTGATTTTACTACTCTTTCCCTAGGAGGTTCAAAATGAACAATGAGAACAAAGCAAGGATAAGAACGACATGGACTATGATTGGTGTGACAATTCTCACATTAATATTTGGAGTAAATCCAGTCAATGCAGCACAAATGCAAGAAACGGTAGTGTATAATAGAAATATATTATATATTAATAAATATGTTAATTTAGTTAATATTAAAAATATAATTAATATTGATTATATTAATAATAAAAAGATAAGCAATAGAACTGTTTATTTAATTAATGATTTGTCTTCTGGCAAAAAATTTTTAATGCCCGCTTATAGCAAAATGCTAAATTTAAATTCAAGAGTAGATCAACGGGTAATAATTTCAAGACTAGCTAATGCCTTACTAAGCCAAGAAACTGGCGGGGTTGGAGCATATTATCGTAAGTCTTATTCTAGTAGCGCATGTGGAGCATTTCAATACATGTCAACTTCATGGAATAACTTTATGGGGTACAAAAATGCATGTGACGCTCCAGAATGGGTACAGGATAAAAGAATTGTTAACGAACTTCAATTTTCTTATAACAGGTACCACGACTGGAAAAAAGCAATAGCAGCGCACCTGTATCCGTCAAGGGCAGGAAATCCAAGTACATGGTCTAAACCCATCCCTGGAAATCCTACCGTTTTCCAATACGTCACAGCAGTATTTAAGAAAGCAAACATACGATACGCATGAGAATTCAAATTTTCTCTGAATATTATAATTTAGCGCAGGCGGGCAGGGTAAAACCTCTCGCCTGTCCTAATCACAAAAATGATTATATACTTAGCCCGATAGACTACTGGCTTAATCATAAAGAACAAGATGATAAAATTATGTTATACTGTACAGCGTGTGGTTACGAGCAAACTGCTGGCTTACAACTTTACGAAAACATTTTAAGGGAGATTGAAAATGCCTAAACTTGGAGATTATTTTGTTGTCCATACAACTGGATGGGCCGCACGGTTAATTCAATTTGGCACAGGCTCTAAATGGAACCATGCTGGGATTTATATTGGTGATGGTCAAGTTATTGAGGCTCGCCCGAATGGAGTAAAGATTAGATCAATTGATCAGTATAGTAGTTTTCCGATTATCTGGAGCAATGAGCCGTTGACAGAAGTACAGCGTAAAAATTTAATAAAATTTGCAAAAACCTTTGAAAATGAAAAATATGGAATTGGTTCTATTATTGCTTTAGCATTTAAATGCCTTGGATTATCTGTGCTGCCTTTAAATATTTTGGCAGAAAAAGAAAAAAGGGTAATTTGTTCTCAATTAGTAGCATGCAGCTATTCTCATATAAAAATTAAACTTACTACTAAGCCACATGCACTTGTAACACCCGCAGATTTAGCGAAACGCCTGTTTTAATGGACTTATTGCCTGTAGTTGAGGGAAGGTCTTGCAAAGACTGTACAAAGTGCTGTGAAGGCTATTTAAGGGCTGATATCAAACTATCTGATGGACGTGAATCCTGGATGGGAATGAAAGATGATATGTCTTTAAACCCATGTACATTTTTGCAACAAGGGGTGGGATGTGGATCATATGCAGAAAGACCTGTAAGTCCTTGTAAAATCTTTAAATGCGATTATTTAACAGATAAAACAATGCCTGATAGTTTTAAGCCGTCAAGAAGTAATGCTATTTTTTCTACTCGCACTATTAAGGGCGTTGAGTATACGATGCTGATTGAGGCGGGACGGAAGTTGGACTCAGAAATATTATCTTGGGCAATATCAAAGCATTTAGAAGAAGGAACCAATTTTGCTTGGCGGGTATTAGGAAATATTTTTTGGATAGGTAATGAAGAATTTAATAGTATGATGGCTGAAGACTATCCATTATTAAATGAATCTTCTCATGGCACTGATACGCATTGAGAGGGCTTACATTGAGCCGTCAGGAGAAGAAGAACCATTAGCAATATTGTTTCACGTGAAACAAGTTGATGAAAATGGAAATATTGATCATATTTATGCTGGAAAGGTAAATTTAGATAAACCCATAAAATGGCTACATACGGAAACGTTAGAAAACGGGGATTTACAGATAAATAACTCCGTTTCTATGGAAGCCAATAAATGGAACTATCTAGTAAAAGAAATCATAGGAGAAAATAATGGAGAATAACGATATTATAGAGAGTATAAGGGAGTTATTAGCAGCTATATTTATACAGTCCCAGCGAAATTACGATATGCTATCTATTATTGCAGATAAGTTAGGTGCTGATGCTATATCTTTAACTAAAATGCATTCTGAAGGACAAGTCCTTGCTCCCGCCCCGTCCTTTATCTTTGAAGATGAAGACAATCCACAAGTGGATACACTCTTTAATGAATAAAATTAGTGATTTATGCAATAATATTTTTTATGAAATAGATTATGAGTGTGATCTAGCTCACATTTATACTGATAAGTATTATTTTGCTATTTTTTGTTCTGGACTACCTAACCTCATATATGGTTTAGAAGCCCATTATAGGCAAACAGAGCTACTTTTTGGATTTACTGATGATGAATTGAAGATATTGCAAAAACAACGTCCCAGAAGGTCTGCTATAGATGAAATTAATTATCAGATAGAGAGAAAGTCTTATAATTTAGAGATTATTCAGTCATCTGATCTGATTTCCCGCCTTCCTTTTGCATCACAATCTAGAAATCGCAATGGAAAACAAAATATTGCTGACTCTAGATGGAAAAATGCAATCAAAAATGAAAATTTTGATGTTTTACGGCTTATAGAATGGTATGAAGAAGAAGAATCATATATTTGTACTATGTTTCCTAATGTAAAGTGGACTAAAGGTACTTTTTCTATATCCCCGTGTCACATTTATCCCGCCAAAAAAGATAGAGATGCACCAGCTTGGACTCCCGACAAAATTTTACGTGATTTAAGCATTGTAAATAAATGTTTTGATAAAATTTCTGCATCTCCACTAGCTGGAAAACATGCTATCAATGCAGAAGATGCTCAAATTGCTGTAGATTACCTAGAAGATCAAGATTGGGAAAAACTTTCTATTTCCCGCCGAGTTTTATATTGTCTTTTAAAGCGAAGAATTTTACAAAATTTTTATTCGGAATATAAAATTACCGATATTGATTTAGATATTTAATTTAAAAATCACTTTTACTCAAAATGTTAATGGGTATTTTTTATGGATGATACACGCTTAGAAAAGAATTTTAAAAAATAATAGTCCGCCCGAATATTAGACAATACTCGCTAGTATGTCTAGAAATAGGGCATTTTGTGGTGTATATCACTAATTACAAGCGTGTAATTAACGGCGTGTCGTCTTGACTTTTCGGGTTTTGTGTGCTATACTTACAGTATTAAAGAAATTGAGAAAGGTTCTCAATAAAGAAAGGTTAACAAATGTTAACACTAAAATATAAAATAGAATATAACACTAACCCGTTATACCCTTACTCAGTAGAAACCGCTACTTTATCGTTTCCCGTCCCATCTGAGGAATACGCTAACGATTACTTAGACCAAGCGTCTAAGCGTGGCACTATCCTAGAGGTGGTGCTAGTGTGAGGTAAATCACACAGACACACCCCCTAAAAAGGGTCAAAATGTCAGACCCCTATGGTAGTATTCTACTATAAAATTAAATAAAGAAATCTAAGTGAGCCCCTAGTAATAGGGCAAATAATCTTAGCCAAG